CCAATATTGCAACGCACACTATCGGCTCCCCAATCGACCAAGTCATTATAACCCCCCAAGGTGGCAACATTCCCGGCCATGATGTGGACAGTATCCCCAAAAATGCCACGCAATTTGTGAAGCGCTTCCTTCACTAAAATGTGATGGCCGTGCGCCACGTCTATACATAATAGCCGTGCGCCTGCATCATGGAGGGCCGTTGCTCTATTTAAATAGTCCCCCGAAGCTCCTATTGCTGCGCCTACCGTTGCCTCTGCATATATTACCTCTTCAACCAGAGAACATTGCTCTTCGATGGTATTATATCGGTGAATGACTGCCAATGCGCCTTCCTGCGCCATGGCAACAGCCATTTCAGACTCGGATATGGTGTCCATGGGGCTAGCTATAATTGGAAGCTTACAAATAATTTCGCCCAGGGCACTTCCTATCTTCACCTCGGAGCGACTACGGATATCCGAATATTGAGGGAGTAGCAGCACATCGTCATACGATAAAGTTTCTCTAATCCTCATTTAGTTCCTCCGTCATTTTCTCCACGGCAAGCCAACACGTGGGACAAGTTAAATGCACTTTTTTTTTCTCTTCAAAAACAACAACATGCCAAGTCATAGCCATCTCCCTATTTTTTTTATCAAACTGTGTTTCGCAGACACAACATTTTTCGGGGATGTTTAGCAGCATACTTGTTCTAGCTGCTAATTGTTTCTGTGTCTCTTTAATCTCTTTTTTCCTCTTTGAAGTATTAATCTTTCGTATTTTTTTCATATTATCCCATCAATTACGCCGAGAGTCAATGCTTCCTCCGCGCTCATGTACCAATCCTTCTTGTTTTTTAAAATGTCGGACAATTTCTTTTTGGAAATTGCGGTTCGTTCTAAAGTAAGGTCTTCTATCTTTTTTTGCAATCTTTTTGATTCTTCAAGTTTTTCTTCCATATCCTTGATTTTGCCATAGAATCCGGTAGAAACTTGGTGGTAGAGGGGCGTAGAGTGAGGATATCCAAAACGCTTGTGGCCACTGATAAGAATCATAAATCCGCACGACATCGCCGCTCCCGTCACTATAGTGTGGATCGGCGTTTTACTCTTATCTATAACACCTAGCAGCCCGAAACACTGATAAACGGCGCCCCCATATGAATCAATATATAACTTGATGGGCGCGGGGGTATATTTTATATCTTCTATAGCATAGAGCTTCTGAAGATAAGCGTCATTTTCGTTAATCTCGATAATGCTTTTTGTAAGCTTGTTCATAGATTCCTGATTTACTTGCTCCGGTAAATAAAGATTTCGGTGTTTTGGTTTGGGTAACGCGGCAGACATTTTTATTCCCCTGTACTTCCCAGAGCGCTCTGGCCCCTGTTACTAATTGTAATGGCTTCTTCGTAGAGGGGGCCCGTGGTTTTTTCTTGAGCACGGAACGCAACTACGGGAACCATTACAAGCTGAGCTATCTTCATCCCGCTTTCGATGAATTGCTTTTTGACACCAACGTTATGAAGATTGATAAAGACCTCTCCATCATATCCCGAATCTATGACACAAGCTCCGACAAGGAGGCCACGTTTAGAGGCGACGCTGGATCGATTTTTTACTTCTAGCATGTATCCGTGGGGTATCTCAAACTTCAGTCCCGTCTGGAGTAAAGCATTCCTCCCCGGATTAATCCAGCGCGGTATAATATGATTGGGAGGGCAGTAATACACATCAAGGCCAGCGTCACTTGGGTGGCCCCGCGTTGGTGCTATTGCGTCCTCTCGCAGGCGTTGGTATTGTATAATCACTTTCTAAATCCTTTCCGGGTTATCCGAGAAACGTACGCTTATATCGTGCGGTAAAAACTTTTTAATATATTTCTTCCAACCCTGTTCATTTTCAAAAGACATTTTAATTTTGTCTTCATCTGAATATCGGAGGCGCCATATCCCCATTTCTCGTAAAATATCGACTTTGTTAATGATAAGGTCCGTGACACCATTTACTTTGATGGCTTTCCCCAGGCTTTTCATATCTAGCCAGTTGCATTGCCTGGGTCTTCCGGTTGTTGATCCGAACTCGTCCCCCAGGGATTGTAACAAATCGTACTCGCGACCTTTTCCATGAAATTCTTTCGCCCCTACGTACGTGTCATAAGCCTTTGCGATTCCATAAACTTTGCGAACCGCTTGGGGGGGTATTCCATTCAAGAGTGCTCCTGCGGCCGTGCAGTGGCTCGACGTGACATAGGGGTAATCTCCCCAGTCTATATCAAGTCCAAAGCCTTGGGCGCCCTCGCAAAGAATTGTAGGCTCTTCGTTGCCATATAACTCCTCGTATATATCAATAAGATATCCCGCCTCCACCAACTCTTTTACCTCAGCTGCCCGGGTACCGCTACGAGCGTATTTATCTCGGTATGCGGGCCCGTTTCCCCTTTTGGTGGTTCCTATGGTAGTATCGCCGCGGTCTTCGTTTAGGTGATCTTCCGTGATGATATGCGCATTTTGTGCTATAAAAACAAGACCTTTCGTCGAAACGCCGGCGTCCTCTAGCTCTGATATTTCTTTCATAAGTTGTGCTAGACTCACCACACATCCTGGCCCGATAATGGATTTTATTCCAAAGAAAACACCGGCAGGGATGTGATGAGTAACAAACTTTCTTCCTTCATGATAAATGGTGTGACCAGCATTACACCCTCCGTTAAACCGAAGGCAGTGGGTATAATCTCCCGACTCTAAAAGCCGATGCGTAACTTTCCCTTTCCCTTCGTCTCCATAACTTAATCCCAGTACTATATCTGCTATCACTTTCCCTGTCCTCGCTTTCGTTTACGATACCCCTTATTCCCTCCGTGGGGTCCCGGTTGTTTCGACTTTGTAAATTTACCATCCCCAATAGATGTTTTTTTACTCTTCGATTTATTTTTTCTTGCTTTATTTTTTTTAGGCACGTGTATATCTCCTTCTATTTTTCATATCTATCCCAAAAGTTTCATCGTTTTACGTATGGCCCGGGTAGAAAATCCCCATTCTTCACTATAGTCCAGCCGGGCCATGTACGGCCGATTAATAAATATTCTGTCTTTTTCTGGTCTAATGCCCCAACACCTAATTTTTGTTAGATTAGAATTGCTATCGATGACCGATACAACCCAGTATGGTTTGCCGTTTTTAGTCTTCTTTAAAATTATTTCGCGAGGGATGAACCACGCGAGCCCCAGGTCCCGATCATATTCTGATATGGGAGGTACGTAAAGCTCGTCCAACCGACCTCTAATGCTCTCATTAACCACCAAGTGGAGAGGAAATATACCCGTAAGAGATACTATATTTTCGATTTCCTCTTCTTCTGTAAAATGGCCTTCTTCCCGATAGAGTTCTATCTGCTCCTTGAGCTTCTTTTTGCTGAGGGGTCGCTCTACAGCGACTGCAGACCAGAAGTGTTTACGACCACTAAATCTTTTGTCCATCAAACAATCTGCTGTCCCGGAGCGAATTAAAACATCCAAAGCTTTCTTATTCAATTTAGAATATACTATATCCTCGTTAAAAATAAATTCTTCTACCGAGTAAAATGGTCTGTGTTTCACCACCTGTTCGATGGCTTTCTCGCCCAACCCCTTGATTGAACTTAAAGGCTGAATGAGAATCTTATCGTCGTCATCAGATATTTCCCACACTTCCCCTGATGTATTAATGTCGGCCTTTCTAATTTCAAATCCATAACTCTTTGCGATGTTGATTGCCCTCTCTTTACGAGACTCGGGCTCTTTATCGAGGAAAGCAGCCATCCATTCCGGCGCGTAGTAATTAAGAAGCCATGCACACTGAAATGAAATTATTGAATATGATACGGCGTGAGATTTGTTAAAGCCATACCCAGAAAAATACTCAAACGTTTTCCAAAGATCTTCGGCTTTATGTTTGTCTATTCCCTTTTCCGCGCACCCTTCAATAAATTTGCCGTGCAATACTCTCTTCGTCTTAGCTCCCTTCCCCGTGCCGCGCTTCGTCAGGACTTTTCGAAGGAGGTTCCCCTCGTCGAGGGACAAGTCCTTCCCTAGACGGTGAGCCAGTAGGGCTATCTGCTCTTGAAAAATTAAGAATCCGTAGCTCTCTTCAGTAACATCTCGCACCAAGTCGCTCAAATAATAAACATCTTCGGGATTAGCCTTAGCATTGATATATTGTTCGTGTACGTTCGCAGCCAATGGTCCCGGCCTGTAAATGGATGTAATAGCCGAAATATCAATCAAGTTTTGAGGCTTTGCTCGCTGACAAAACTTTTGGGCGCGTTGCTCTGTGAACTGAAAAATACCAGCCCAGTTTCCCTTGTGAAATATATTCTTGTATACTTCTGGGTCATCAAAATTAATATTATCGGGGTGGAGGTTTTCATTATAAAAACTTTTTACCTGTTCGAACGAAGGATTTTCTATGCCGTGATGTCTTTGTAGAATATGCCGGATAGCTCCATCAATCATACGCAATGTCGAAAGTCCGAGCAAATCAAACTTAATAAAGCCCAAAGGTTCCAGGTGGCGCACGTTTTGCCCCTCCGCCCATGGAGCTTGGCGCACGCCTCCAGAATTAATCAACGGCATATGCTTGTCCAGATCGTCAGCTATCAGAACTCCTCCCGCGTGACGCGAACAAGACCTTACCTGCCCCACTAGCGCCTCCACGTGTGTTCTAATGTGGGGGTATCTTATCAGGAAGCCACGCAGAGATGGACTAAATTCCATTACTTCTTCCCACGTGGGATTATAAACGCCTGCTTTAATATCATTTTTCCTTTTTGCGGCGGGAATCGCTTCATTAATCATGACGCTTGTAACTTTATTGGCCTCTACAAATGGAATTCCATAAAACTTTGAAATATCTTTGATCAAAGAACGTAGTTGTAGTGTATTCCAGTTAGAGATTGGCACTACAGTGTTCTGTCCCCACTCATGAGCCAGTATCTCTTTTAGTTTCATCGGCTCTGCAACATCATAATCAATATCAGGGTAGTCGGTTGCGTCGGCGCGTAAGAACCTCTCAAATAGTAGTCCGTGCTTGATTGGATCGACCTGAGTAATATTGAGGACATATGCCACTAGAGAGCCGGCGGCTGATCCTCGACCGGGGCCGGCGAGCTGGGTCATATTAGCCTTGTCCGCGATCGCCTTCATTGTCAAGAAATACTTGCTAAACCCCCTATCATCTATAACACCGAGTTCAGCCTCCAGACGCGATACATATTCTTCGTTTAGGTGTAGTTCATTGTATCGTAAACCATCCGCCGCCAATTGGCTAAGAGCCTCCGTTGCCGTGGTTCCCTCCGGTACTACAAAGCTGGGAAGTTTCACGCTCGTATCTGGTTCAAAATCTTCAATCATCTCGTGGGCAATTCGGTGTGTCCGCGTGATAGAATCCAACACTAGCTCGTCATTATAATTTATCCCAGCAAGCTTTGAATATTCTTTATATGATTCCCACATCTGGTCACCGTTTTTAGGATAAAGTTCATAACCGACATCTTCAATATCTATTGGCAACTCCGAAGATATATACTCCGGCAGTCCCCCTTTACCAAGCCATCCCAAGCGTGTATATAATTCTCTATCTTTCCACGCATCCGGATTAGGATAATGACTATCAGCAGCGGATATTAGTGGAATGCCGAACTCTTCATGCATTTTAATGATGTACTGGTTAAGTTCGTGCTGCTCCGGAATCTTATTCCATTGGAGTTCACCGTGCCAGCGGGGGCCAAAAATATCGATCATTCGTTTCGTCGTGGTGCGCATCGCCTCCAAGACTGCTTCCGACCCATCTTCTCTATTTTCCCAATAATTTCCAGCGTAGGCGCCACCCAAGCACGCAGAGGAAGCAATAACCCCCTCTCCATATTTTTCCAGCATTTCATAATCAACCCTAGGATAACGGTAGAAGTTTTCTTCTTGGTAACTCTCGGAGATGATTTTAAAAATATTATTTAGGCCGGTCTGATTCTGCGCCAACAAAATCAAATGTCGGCGTCTCTTCAGGGTATGTTGAGCCTTCTTACTTTCCCCTTCATCCTCCATCCCTGCGCTCGATGCATCCTTTGTGAGGCTACGCGCAAGCTTGGCGTCTTCTTTGGCTTTTTCATATTCTTCTCGCCACTCTTTAATGCTCGGAAGGAAATATGCCTCAACACCAAAAATAGCTTTAAATTCTTTTCCCTCCGCTTTCATTTTTTTCCAATGCAAAAGCTGGTAACTATATCCATTCATGTTACCATGATCGGTAAGAGCGAGGGCATCGCCTCCATTATAATAAGCGAAATCCATGTGTTCGTCTGGATACCCAATAGCATCAAAAATACTTCCGGCGACGCTATGCGCATGCAGGCCCACAAAAGGTATCGTAGGGCTCTTACGTTCTTTCTTTTTCACATCAGTCAATTTTTAACTCCTCCATTTTCCTGAAACTGACAAACCCCTAGGACGAACTAGTTCCTGGTGGTGTTCAGATGCTAATAGAATACTATATTCACGCCACGTTGTCAAGTCATAAAACCACGAAAGTTCACTTATTTTCGCCTCGCTGGGATTAGACCCGTGGAATACCTCACCAAGCTTAAAATGTCTAGATCTATATCTCTCTTCTAGCGGGAGTCTCTCGGAGGGCATTTCCCCACGTGGGGGAGCGTAGTACATCTTAGAATTTTTCTTAATAACGTCTCGGGCTCTCCGCCACTCCTCTCCATCAAACGTAAATCCCAAAGGAAGACCGTCACGCACAGTGAGACCCTCATGTGAAAAATAAAAAGGACGGCTCGAAGCTATATCTTTCCTCATTTTTCTAGCCTGTGCCGGGTCGTACCCCCCAAACGGAAAACTGACGTAATATCTATCTGGTATGGACCATCGAGATAAGCGTCGACATAACCAATAGGCTACGTTAGCTCCGTGTAATATAGACCACGCATAACAATCAATTTTGTCGCGATGCTTGGGATGAATGGGAACATAATATATGGGGATAGATGTCAGAACCTCAGAGGAGTGTTTCACAAAAGTTCCGCGTGCGCAGCTTGCTAAATCGTTAACTCTCTCTCCCACTCTATATTTTACCACGGGGGCTATGTCATCGTTACACACAATCCAAATAGACTCGCAGCCGGCATAGGAACATTCAGCTATAGATCGTTCAATTAGATTGTAGTCCGGCGCTATAGGCATAAACACATCATGACCAGGAACATCAAACTCCGAGGTAGAAGCTGCCACAGGGATGATTCCCGCTAAATGAAATGTGTTTTTATTCTGGGCGCCGCTTTCCATTTTATCCTATTTTCTTATTATAACAAAAATATGTTAGAAGGCAAGCTTTCGTTTATAATGAACTCTTTTTTATTCTTTCGAAATTCGCGGTAATCGTGCTCTAGCACCAAGTTTAAACGATGTTCTTTGCTTCCAAAACGCCTCATTGGTCCTTTAATGTTATTCTCTTTAATCAATTTCATGGCGGCGAACTTAGCCGCAGTCTCTGAAAATTCAAACTTTTCCAGATCTTCTGGTTTTATATAAGACTTGCTATAGCAATCCTTCAACTTTCGGTGATTGCCGTCTATTCTTTTAGAAGGATAAAAACAAAGTTTACTTACAAACATATCATCACTTTCTATGCTTTGCATTGTCTGTCTGGCGCCTCTTTTTATATTGAACCAATCGTAAACAGCGTATTCGCTTACCTTCTCTTGGATATCCAACCCCGTGGTCTTTTCAACATCAAAAATATACAATTCTTGAAATTGAATTTTTATTAATTTAGAAAATTCGGTGGCAACATTAACGAATTTACCCCCCACACGAATGTTCTCTATGTCCGAAGGAATGGGGACTAGTCCCCTTAAACCCAACACAAAGGATAAATGATGCCACTCCATGTGTCCCTTTGGATCCTCTATCTCGTTAGGAGGAGAGTAATCACTAATAATAGCCATCGCCCCATTCTCGACTGCAAACTGAAGAGTTCTCAGAGTCCGACCGATGGCTAATTTTTTAGTCAGGATGGCATTTTTCACTAAACGCTCTTTACGAGGGTCTCCTCTTCTTCCGCAAAGAAAGGAATAGAAAATTTCTTCCCCCCAGCTTCCGAATAAAAATCCTCTCGCGCTTGAACATCTTCACCGCAAAAAACCCTGGTGCGTGTCTCCACCGGAAGTGCTCCCATGGGGTTTTCATAGTCCACATCGTAATAAGTAAAGTGGGCCTCGTATTGATCAGCGCAAACTGGCCCGTGGGCCTCTTCGCCTTGGCGCGGGTATCTTCCTATATTAATAAATCTCACGTGAATAAAGGCTTCTTGGTCGTATTTCCTGGATAGCATTTCTAAATCATCAGCGTTGATATTTTTTACGAGGTAAGATTCCTCCGGGTCGCCCCCAAATTTGCCACCCACTCTCCAAAATGCAAAGCCTCTCGAACGCAAATCCTCTTCCAGATCGTGATTGGCTCGCTTATTATAGGCCGCTTCCCCCTCCTCGCTTGCGGGTCTAGAGAGGGAATCCCTCCGCCACCGAAGAGGGTTCTGGGCAGTCAGAAGGCCCGCGCCTTCGATATCAGGAACCACTCCCTTAAGCTTATCTGTTACGCGGTCAAACAGACCTCGAAACTTTCGCCGCTCTTCTAGCTGGAAACAGCCCGGCGTGGCCAAAAGCGAAGACGTATATAAAAGCTGGGCGCGCCTTTGTTCTTTTATTAATTTTTTAATTTTTTCTAGAGCAGACATCAATATAATTAGTTACCCACTTCACGAAGCTCTCCCAAAACATAGTTTTCTAAAATAATATGATAGGTGTCGGTGCCATAATTAATTTCCTTAATCATGTGGGCCTCTACAACAATCAGCTGGCCCGGCATATAAGAGGACTGACAATCGAGAGCACACCCGGTGTCGCCGACGCGGACGACCGTATAGGGCGCCTTTTTCTCTTGATAGTCGGTAGGGAGCAGAACATCTAGTTCTTTTTGAGTGGCCTCCGGGGTTACCAGTTCAATATATATATTTCTGTTATAAGGTATAAAAATCATTTTTTCTCCAAATCTTCAATGGTTAATTAGCCACACTTTGCAAAGCCACACCCTTTGCATGTAACGCACCCCTCTATGTAAATTAATTCGTTGGAACTGCATTCAGGACAAATTTTATCTCCAGCGGGGCGCGTCCCATCGGTTATATAGTTTTTAAGTATTCGAGCTACGCATCTAGCAAAACTAAACATATCTGAATCTCTGTCTTTCTGGAGTTGCTCAACAACATATTGTACACTAGCTCCATGACGCAACCCCAACGATATTAGACGCGTAAATGCAGAATGGGTAGGGTTATCAAATGCCTTTACTAGATCTTTTACTATTACACTATCACCATTTCTGCCAATTTTTAAGTCATATATAGAATTCATGGTCTTTCTTGGGTGCTTGACTAAAACCCCTTCTGTGTCTCTTTTGGGGATCTCAATTAAATTTGAAAGACCTCCCATGATTTCATATGGTTTCCCCTCCATAAGGCCAATCAAAATTATCCATCGTTGCCCGTGGATAGTGGTATGATGAATATTGCACGGAAGTTCCTCGGGCCTCTTTGGTGCCGTGTGGGCTGGGAACGCCTGATCTTGGGGGCGTGCTACCAGCACGCCGCTGCGCGAGCCATCTACATAAACGGTAATACCCTTAAGACCTTGACGCCAACCCTCTAGATATAATTCTCCCACCAACTTTGGGCTGCTGCCGGCAGGAAGATTAATAGTAGAGCTGATGCTGTGATCGATATGTTTTTGAATTGCTGCTTGTGCAGCCACTCGGCGCGCCCAATTAATATTATTGCTTTCCACAAAAAAAGAAGGAAGCGTTGTCGGGGAATCTGAGGGTCTAGTGTCCAACCATTCCTGGATATTGTGGTGGAACACTTCATATTCTACCCAGCGATCTTGTAGCTCGTCAACAAAATCGGCTTCCAGATGTTGCTCGTCATGAGAAAGCTTTCGGCGCCGAATGTAGGAGTTTCTAAATACGGGTTCCAGCCCCGAAGAGGTCTGTGACATTATGGAAACTGACCCGGTTGGGGCGTTCGTCAAGATTGAGATATTGCGACGGCCGTGCTCGGCTATCATTTCTCTTATTTTTTTGGGGAGCCTCTGGATGTACTCGTTATTCTTTTCCGTCTCCCAATCAAATGCCGGAAATGCGCCTCGTTCTTGCGCTAAATAGACGCTTTCTTCGTAGGCTACTCGGGAAATGGTAAGATAAATTTCATCAATAACTTCAACAGCTTCCGCCGAATCGTACGCCAAATTAAGGCGTGCTAGCGCGTCTGCCAAAGCGTGAGTTCCCAGACCCGTTCGACGACCATTCCGCGCGGCCTTAAGCAATTTTCTCCACAATCTTTTTTCATCTTCAGAATCTGAAATCTTCTGAATGTTCTCTAACTTTTCCAACTCTAGTTCCACCAAATCGTCCGAGAGTCGCATGCCCACTGCGACGATTTCTCGAAGTTTATTAAAATTAAATTTTGCCTTATCCGTGAAGGGGTGTTCAACTAAGTGTTTGAGATTCAGCGAAATCAGTCGGCAGCTATCATATGCCGAGAGGGGTATCTCTCCACACGGATTGGTGGTAAGAGTTTTGTAGTCTTTATACTCGTGGGCCGGTAGATTGCGAGTGATATTGTCCCACATCAGGAGTCCAGGCTCCGCAGTTTCTGTCGCTGACTCAATAATTTGATTCCATAATTTTTCTGCTTTGATGGTTGTACGTGTCGTGGGTGTCTCGCTGTCAACCGGGAATTGCAAAGTAAACATTTGTTTGTTTTCCAGGGCGTGCATAAAAGAGTCACTTATCTTGATAGAAATATTCGCACCGGTAACCTTCTTTAAATCTTGCTTCATTGTTACAAATTTCTCAATATCAGGATGACGAATATCCATAGATATCATTAAGGCGCCACGTCGACCATTTTGCCCTATCATTCGACACACGTATGAATAGAAGTCAGCAAATGACCATGCGCCGGTGGTCGTCCGAGCAGAGTTGTTGACGTTGGCCCCATCTGGGCGTAAATGAGAAATATCCAACCCGACGCCGCACCGGCGTTTAAAAAGATTGGCCAAATCCTTTCCGGAATCCATAATGGAGGAGACGTTATCCTCCGGGCTGTCTATCACCACACAGTTGGACAGAGAAACATTAACATAATTGTTCCCTATACCCATCATTGGTGAGCCTTGGGGTACCACATACTTAAAATTATCCAGATAAGAAAATATTTCTTCTTCGGTGAGAGGGTTTCCACCAAATTTACTCTCTACACGAGCAAATTCGGCTGCAAGTCGATGATGCATCTCTCCGGGATCTTTCTCTAAAAAAACACCGTCTTTGTCGCGCAAACAGTATTTAGTTAGGAAGACATTCGTAGCTAATTCATCGCCATCGAAATAGTCTAGGGTGGCCTCTCTTACTTCTTTCGCGCTATACATCTTTACCCTCCGCCGTTCTTCTTAAATTTTTTATATTTCTCAGCCAATTTTTGTTTCTGAGTTTTACTATTCGTGGCTGATTCTTCTGGTGACATGCCCTCCAAAACTTTAATGCATACGTTGCTCGTATCCATAAAAATAGGATATACAAGACCGTCTGGCCCATTTCTGTTCTTTGCCACAAAAACTCTTCCCGTATTTCCCAACTTATCTTCAGAGGTCCGAGAGATGCTAAAAATAAAATCAGAAACAAAACACTTGTTAAAAGCTTCTGATATAGACTCCATAGTCACCACCTCGGCATTAAGGCCGCTGCGATTTGTTTGAGAAGCTGTCCAAATCGGGCACTTGTACTCTTGCGCAAGGCCCCGAAGCTCCTCATAGATAGATTCTAGTTCGTTTCGTTTTTCTCTTTGAATGGTGACGGGGCGCAGGAGATCGGCATAATCTACTATAATCATACCTATGTCAATATCTTTCATCTTAAGACGCTCAAGATGAGTCTTAAGGGTACGAGTTGTGGCCGCTTTAGTAGGATACTCCTTAATAATTAGCCTTCCTTCAATATCCTGAATATCTTCATAAATTTTCTCTTTGAAAGAGTGTAGCGAAGATAGAGGGATTTTAGTAATGCAGCTGTCGTACCGCGAACCCACTACAGTGTCTTGTAACTCTAATGTATAATGAACGACCGTTTTCCCGGCCAGGAGAGCCTGAGTTCCGAGGTGTACAAGCGCCATCGATTTTCCGGCGCCCGTGGGAGCTATGACCACTCCCAGCTCTTTTTGGCCTAGCCCTCCCTTGCATATGCCATCTATAAGGTCCCAGCCGGTAGGTATAGGATTTCGAAATTTTGGCTTAAATCTTTCCTCAAAATCTTTTTTCCAATCATATCCTTCGTTGTTATCTGCACCCAGCTTGAGAGACTCATTAATAAGGACCGCTATCTCGTCAAATGAAGAACTCTGCAGCAAACCTATCGATTTGACCATAGCGCCCTTAAGGTTTTGTTTGCGGCAAAAGTCTAAAGCCGTATCTTTAATATATTCAGAATTGTCCATCTTTGTAGACATTACCCTAGCATAATACTCACGTACTTGCTTCTGAGTCATTTCATTTTCATCTTCTATATCGGCACGAAGGATGGTGGCCAAAATTTGGCGGCTCGGGTGTACACCATATTTCTTTCTATATTGAAATAGCTTTTTTATAAAAAGTCTAAGATACCTGAGTTCTAGAAAACTAATGTCCAAAACTTCTTCTATTTGATCAGCAAAGGGACGATCATCTAAAATGACCATGCATAGTTGTTCTTGAAACGCCTTCCCATAGCGCGAAAAATTAACCTTCTCTTGTGAATCCATTATTATCTCTTTCTTGAATTCTAGTGAGTCTTCAGCGCTTTGTCAACAGAAATACGATTCATTATAGCAAAAAGATCATTCCAATTATATACTCCAAATCCATCTTCTGCCATCATTTTTATCATTTCTGTTTTGTTAAATTCGTATCCCAAGTTTTCAAACACATAATCAACCCTCTTTCTACTCTGAAGCGAAAGGGCCGGATCGTACAGTTGCATCAACTTGTAGTTCTTTGTAATTAGGCCTCTGTGGGATGTTACGCGGTCAAAAAACAACACCTTGCTGTCAATATTTTCGCAATAATCCATAACCTCTTGAATTGAATACTCTTTTGCCTCAGATAAAAATGGCAATCTTTTTTGCACTGTAGGCAATCCCGCGCCGGGTACTCCCTTGAGGTTGTCCGACTTGTCTCCTGCGATGGCCCTAGCCAAAGCAAAGTTAGTTGGATGTATGCCATATTCTTCCACTACATTATTTTTGTTATGCACTTTTTTCTGAATCGGCCGGAACAAAACGGTCTCGTCGTCGCAGAGCTGAAGAAAATCCTTATCACTCGATACAATAATTTTCTGCCACCCTTCGAAGTGGTGAGAGTGGGCAACATAAGCTATCACATCATCTGCCTCCACTTCCGGAAACATAAACTGAGGAACTGGAAGTTGGTTAAGATATTCTATGAGTCGCGTCTGTTGCCAGATCTTATTTTCAAGCTCTTCGTTCTCCGACAAATCTGTTTCACGATTGAGTCGAATCGGCTTACGACCTTCTTTGTATTCCTTAACGATCTGTCTTCTCTTCCGAGATCCCCCGGGGCCGTCCCAACAGATGGCTATTAAATCGGGCTTCAGATCCCGTGAGAGCTTCTGTAGTATTTTTATAAAACCCTTTACACCTCCAAGAGGCTGGCCGTTCGTAGACAGGCTAGGATCCACGATATAGGCTCTAAAATACATATTGAGGGCATCTACAATCATTAGTCTTTTCATAGGGTCATTGTCTCTATTCTGCCATTTCTGTCGGTGTATATAACTCGTTTTATTCCCACGTGGCGCATGGCGTTCTCGCACATAGGGCATGGCTTGCTCATGCGGGCCCTTCCTTCTTTGTTAACTCTCGCCACATAAACCGTAGCGCCTTGAGTAATTGAGCGATCCATTCCTAGGATGACTCCCAACTCGGCATGCAGAGTAGCATTACCCGTGTTGGCTTCTCGAAACCTTTTTCCAAAATGACAATGGCGATGCTTGTTGCACGCCATGTTGCGAATCGAACTTCCTTTAACCAGAACGGCCCCATGTCTAAACTTTCCGTAGTCAGACTGCTCTGCTACTTTCTTTGCAAGTAGTATATTGCGTTTTGTCTTCTTCAATTTGTCTCCAATAACAAAAGCTCCTATAAGTATAACTTATAGGAGCCCTTATGTCAAGACTTAAATCTATTCTTCTTCGCCATCTAGAGTGTAAAACTCTTGTGCTTCTCCGATTCTCTTATCAAACTTCATAATGATTTCTTCATCCATAATTTCAAGCACACGGTTTCGGAATCTTTCGTCCTGGAGCTTGCCTACCCAGTGGGCGCCCATAAACTTTTCTTCGGTACCATCCTCGTAGACGAGAGCGTACCAAGCACCGGAGCGCTTGATTCGATCAGATCCCTTAATAGCCTCGAACCAAGACTCTTCATCCTGAATTCCGACTTCTTCACCCCATAAAATCTTGAAGGCGCAATTGCGTCCCTGTGTGCCAAAGCGAGACTTCTCAAGCTTTACTTTAACCTCTGAACCAATGCGGAATCCGCTGTCATCAAGAACGAAGCTGGCCTTCGCCTTGCGGCCCGTGAGCCAGATTCTGAGCGAGTAAGCATAAATCATTGCCTTTCCGCCCGGAGTAACATACGGAGTGGTCATAGCTTCAGCCGGGAAACGAGTAATGTTGGTCTTAAGTTGGTTCAACACCAGAAAGCTTGACTGACTGTTCGCAATAGGAATTGTCAGCTTCGACATTCCCTTCGCCAGGATACGAGCCTTTACTGCCATGGATGATTGAGGGTTGAAATCGCCCTCTACATCTGAAATGGACGGTGTAAGGGCCAGCGAATCCCAAATAAACAGTGTCCTTTCGTGTCCGGCATTGAGGATACTCTCAATAGTTTCAAGTACTTGCTCAACAGATTGTACTTGAACGTAGATAAGCTCATCTAGGTCGCATCCGGCGCGTTCTAGGAACGAGGGGTCGATGGCCGACTCAGCATCCATATAGATAACGGACATTCCCATTTTCTGAGCATTGCCGGCAACCTGAGCAGCTATAAAAGATTTTCCTGTAGCCTCCAGTCCAGCTATCTCGCTAATCTTTCCAATGGGGATACCGGCCAACTTTCCTCGACAGATGATACTGTTGAGCCAGCGAGAACCAGTGGGAATCCACTCTTTGACTTCCGTCGGGTTTTCGTCCTTGAGGTTATAGGCGACTTCCATTCCGGAGGCCTTATTAATCAAAGAACGAAGATCAGCAATTTCTATATTACCAACCTTAGATTTATTCCTTGCCATTGAGATCCTCAATCTTAGCCTTCAGTCGGCTGATTTCTATGTCTAGCTTAGCCAAACGATATACTAAATAACCTGCACCGATAAAGAATGCAAGAGCTGGTAACAGTTCCATGTCTATCTCCTAAATTAATTGAGACACCTGATATCCCTGTGCCTCCCTGTGGGTCAGTAATTTACTTCTTCTGAACGAAGGTGTAAAGCTTTTCAGCTTCCGTTAGAATTTCCTCAGTCGTCCAGGGATCAACGGCAGCGCGTAGACCCTCGGGCTTGAGAAATTCGTTCTCGCGGACGCGATGATTGCGTTCGCTTACGATTCCGATTGCCATTCCTAGCAATTCGGTGCGGAGTTCGTATCCGCTTTTGTTTGTATCACTCATAATATCTCCTTTGTGTGTGTATAAGTGTGAGACCCCTGTAACCCCGGGCCTCCCTGCGGGGAAATATTACTTCCGTGCGGGACCTGTTCCGGATCCTGCGCTGTCGAGCAGCTCTTTCTTAATCTTTCCAAGCTGAAAGTCTTTATTTATTAAAGCACCTGTCAAATAAAATATAGACAAGCTCCACAATATAATAAATACCGTAAATTGTGTTAATGAAAACACCATGACTACAAAGATCCCAACTCAGCAAACGCTGCATCTACAGCGTTAACCTCTTCCGTGGGAGAATCGGTCTTAGTGCCAAACTTTCGAGTTTCAGAAGAAACCGACTCGGGATCCTCCACTCCAGAATTGATGAAGCCGTCTAGAAGCGTTCCCACCTCTTCGGTTGACTTGCGCTCGAAAAGCGAATCAAACTCCGGAATACTCTCAAGGAGTTCCGAACACGACTCTGGAGTCATTTCCTCACACAGCTCAGAACTGCGGCGGCGTGGCTGCAGCTTCGTCTGTGGGAAAGAGGCTCCGGGGGGCTTTCCGTAAGTCAGAATAAGATCTGTACCCGTTTCCGGGTCGGTGATATCACCGTATTCGGGGTTCAGCACGAGACCGAGCAATTGCTCGTAAGCCATCTTGCCGTAGCCCCAAATGCGAACACCTCTATCCTCATCTCCGCGGACGAGCACGGGTGAGAAAAAGCGAGGACGGACAAAAAGACTCTTAGCGAGCTTCTTACTCTCATCATCGTTATTTTCTACTCCATCGCGCCAAAGCTGTGAAGCAAATTCACAGACCGGACAGTCATCGCTGTAATTGCGCTTGGGACATAAAAATCCCGGACTGTTAGCCAAGTTGTAGTGGAACCACTTCTCTTTGAAGGGGTCCCCATCCGAAGTGGGGACAATGCGGATATCCTGGTCCCCATCGGTGGGGCGCCAGAAAGAATCCTTATCGCGGTTCTGACCGCGAACTGTTGCGAGCTTCTCTCGCATTTTATCTAGATTGATAGCCATAATTTTCTCCTTATTGTTAGGCTTAGAGTACGATCAGCCAATATCCTGATCGTCTAATTCAGTTATATAAGATTGTACCACAGAACTATGCTTAACGCAATAACAATATTTTTGTTCATATGCTGTTTCATATACTCCGTAGGACACATTAATATTTTCTTTTATTTTCCCTTTAGTGTAGTTGGTGATCTTCTTAAAAAGAGATCCATCTGTCTTTAAGTCACTCTCACCAATACCATAATAGTATACCACATCTCGTGGTAATTGCAAGTCAAAAAACCACTTTTCTTCATCTTTTTCTATATCCACGACGCCGAGGGTGGAAATGCGCGCAATTTCGTGGGGCTCCGTAAAAGTGCCCAAAACGGGGTCAGAATTTTTAAAAACATTAACCATATGGAAAGTATTGACAATAGCTTGATTAAGAGCATCATAATATCCCATAATAGGAATATCCCCAATAGACTTCTCTATACTTGAATTAGAAATCAAGTATATTCTCTCAAAAATACCGGATCTTGCGTATTCTTGCAAAATACTTTTAACAATTGTCTCCTGAGTCGCTTCTGTTTCGCTTAGAAGAGAGCAGTCTGGCTCCACGTATAGAATAGTAACCGAAACGTCTGTAAGCTGCTCCAGGAGGCTTAGAACGCATCCTGACACCTTCCCCGCTCCACAGAGGACAAAAATAAGCTCCCCCGAGAGATGCGAGAGTTCCGCACTAAAATCTGGACACTTTTTCTCATATTCTTCATGCGAGAAGCAGCGGGGAAGGGCAAAACAATTGGAACCTTCTATCCCTACATCAAATTTATACGTGTTATATTGCGGAAACTTTGAAAAACAATCCGCAAGGTTACAACCCGCTCTCCCCAATCCGCAGACGTTCATTCTTCCACCCAATCTAAAATAATGCGATGATCGAAGCGCCCCTTTTCGGAGCCTTTTTTGTTCATTGCCTCATAGGGTTTTAAATCCATATCTCGTATAATATATCGAAGAACTTCCATTACATCAGCCAACTCCTCAGCGCTGGGATCATCACGGAATTCTTTAGCTTCCTCATATAATTTCTTGGCCAAAAACTTTTTATACGTTCGATCGGTAGCTCGGTGCCATTTGCACTCCTTACCTGCTCCTTCAATAATATCGGGGATTTTGTCACGTACGAGTTTTCGATAGTGTCGCTTAGCCATTATAAATTCATTGCTTTCATTCCTCCAAAATTCTTACCGGCAGAAATATTTACTTTGTACTTTCCAAAACGCGTATCGGTAAATATCTTCATTAGATCCAT